ATCCGCCTCAAGGGATCAAACGAAGAAGGGTGGGGAGAGTGCTTCACTTGTGGGAGGATACGCCACTACAAAGAAGTAGACTGCGGACACTTCATCACGCGGGCGAAACTCGCTACCCGGTGGGACGAGTTGAACGTCGCTTTTCAATGCAAGCAATGCAATATGACCGGAGGGCAACAATTCGTGTTTGGTAAGAAGCTCGACGAAATCCACGGCGAAGGGACAGCGGAAGGGATTCTTCTCAAAAGCAACCAGAATAAGAAATGGACTGTAGAAGAGTTAGAAGAGAAAGTCCGATATTACCGGCGGAAAGTAAATGAAATCAAAGCACAAAGAGGATTGGAATAACTTCCTCCGGAAGAATTATTTGAAACTTCGAACCATTGGAAAACGATGGACTCCGGATTCTTCCGACCTTGTGCACCACGTTTATTTGCGCTGTATAGATAAACCCTTCCCGGAAAATCCCCTCGGGTATTTTGTGAAGGCCATGTACAACGAAGCGACCCGAGGAAAATTTAAGGAACTCTATTCAACGACGGACAATGAACCAAAAGAACAAACAAGCGAAAGCGATTGGGCAAAAGCCATCCAACGAGAGCAAATGCAACTGCTCCTCGACCGCCTCTCTTGGTTCGATCGTACCGTCTTCTCTTTGTACTTGCAAGGATGGAATATGGCTGACGTATCTCGACGGTCTGGGATTGGAGAGTCTACCTTATATCGAAGCCTACACCTCACCCGTAAAATTTTAAAAGATGTTCTTCGTAACGGGACAGAAAAGAAATGACCGCCTCGCCGTTTGTCAGGCGTGCGAGCATTTTGTAGAATCCACGAAGAGTTGCGGCGACCTCGTAACGGAAGCCTTCAAAGACTCTAAACTTTGCGGCTGCCATATGCCTACGAAAACGCGGCTCAAAGTAGCCTCGTGCCCCCTCGGGAAATGGGAAGCCGAAATAAAAGAAAACGACCTCGAAGAGATTCGAAACCTCCTCGATAATCCAGACAAAGCCACGAACGGAGACCTCGCCCGGCTGTATTCAAAAGCGACGGGAACGAATACCCGCCCTTCTCAATGCTCCTCGTGTAACCGCCGAATGTTTAACGAACTGAAAACCCTACTGAACGATGCCACTCCCAAAGCCTGAAAAAAACGAAAACCGATACCAATTCATGCACCGCTGTATCAACAACGTAATTGTGAAAAGAGATTTCGAAGACCCCGAACAACGGATCGCCGTTTGTTCGAATATTTGGAAAGAAGAAACAGGACAATAACCAAACGAAAATGAGCTACACGAAAGAAGAGCGCGAAGAAATCGCAAAGAACATCCGGGAGTATATGAAGCAACCGAAGACAGAGAAGTTCGAAGAAGTATCCTATTCCGGTATGAAAGTCCTCCACCGAAGAGAGCACAATATGACATGGTACGACCGGGAATGGCTCGAAACTATCGCCCAAGACGTGGAAGGTCGTATCTTGCATCCATGAGATCCGCACGTAAAGCCCTCCTCCATGCGAAGAACTATCTCCTCATAACGGAAAATAGTCAAGTTATCCGATTACACATCGGAGAAGACCCCGCAACCCTCCTCCTCACGTTAGCCGTTAATAATGCAGAATTCCTCCACACCCTCGAAGCCGTCATCGTCCAAGCTCATGAAGCTCTCGGAGATCCGGGAGAACCCGAAGAACCCTCGATTAATTAAAGACGAGAACTTCCAGAAACTCGTTCGAAGCATTCAGGAATTCCCCGAGATGCTCGAAGCGCGTCCGATTGTAGTCAACCCGGATAATATCGTCCTCGGGGGTAATATGCGCCTCAAGGCTTGCAGGGCCGCAGGACTGACCGAAGCACCCGTCTACGTTGCCTCGTGGGAAGAGAGCAAAGCGAACGCGTTCATCATTAAGGATAACGTCGGTTATGGGGAATGGGATTGGGACATCCTCGCGAATGAATGGGACGCGGCGGAACTCGAAGAGTGGGGGTTGGATGTATGGACTCCCGAAATTGACCCGGATCAACTTGGCGATGAGTTCAGCCTTGCCGACGGCGATAAACCTCCGTTTCAATCGCTGACTTTTACGCTTGCCGATGAACAAGCGGAGTTCATTAAAAACGCCCTCGCAGACGCGAAAGGTCTCGAAGAGTTTAAATACATTGAAACAATGGGCAACGACAACAGCAATGGAAACGCCCTTTATTTACTTGTATCGCAATGGGCAGGGCAAAGGATATAGTCGTTAAGGTTATCCCGGCAAAAATTGCCGTTCCATTTGTTAAGCGCGTTCATTACAGCGGAACGGTATCCAATACAAGCGGTCTACACTTCGGGGTCTTTTTAAACAGTAAAATGCACGGGGTTATGAGTTTTGGCAGTCCTATGGACAAGCGGAAGGTTATAACGCTTGTGAACAATACGCGATGGAACGAAATGCTCGAACTGAACCGCATGGCCTTCGATGATTTTCTACCAAAAAATAGCGAAAGCCGGGCGTTAAGCATCGCGTTTAAATTAATTCAAAAAAACGCTCCACATATTAAATGGATTCTGTCGTTTAGCGATGGGGTACAATGCGGAGACGGGACAATTTACCGCGCTTCGGGTTTTGAATTGACCGGAATCAAAAAAAGCACTCAAATAATTGAGACGCCTTGGGGCGAACGAGTTACCCGTATGACATTGACGCAAGTGGGTAGTGCAAAACGCCAAAAAGTTATGACGCGCTTAAACATTCCGGAAACCGGAAAAAGCTCTGTTTTACCGTTTTTGAAAGCGGGCTGTCGAAACGTGGAAGGGTTCCAGTTACGATACATTAAAATTTTAGATAAAAGTTGTAAATTGCAATGCGCCTCAATCCCGTTCTCCAAAATCAAAGAAGTAGGAGCCGGAATGTATAAAGGCGAAAAAACAGGCGGTTGAAGCATTGTGGCGATGCGCCCGGCATCCAGCCGGGAGAGGGAGGTTCGATTCCTACCCTACCGCTCAACTTTTAAAATATGGAAGCGATACAGACCCACAAATCCAACACCAAAAAAGAGGCGATGTTGGAAGCCCTCGAGAAGTCCCTCGGTATCGTATCGACCGCCGCGAAAATGGCAAGTATCGACCGCTCCACTCACTACGCATGGATGAAGTCGGATGAGGAATACAAGAAAGCCGTTCACGCGATTGAAGAAAGCGTCCTCGACTTCGCAGAATCCCACCTCTATAAACTCGTGAAGGAAGGCAACCCAGCGGCGACCATTTTCATGCTTAAGACCCGAGGTAAGAAACGCGGGTATATCGAACGGCAAGAGATTGAAGTCCAAGAGAAGAAGCCGCTTTCATGGTTAGATGAATAAAAATGGGGTTTACAAAAAAGACGACATATTACACGGGGACAGTTTACGAGTTCAATCTCCCTACGGGGTGGAGTTGCCCTTTCGCTCAAGAATGCCTTGTTAAGGTTGATAAAGAGACGGGCAAGATGGAGAATAAGAGCGACGCATACCGATGTTACGCGGCTTCCGCTGAACGATTTCCGGGAGTCAGAAATAGCCGATGGAATAACTTTGAATCGGCAAAGAAGGGTGAAATCCCACCACTTCCCAAACAGGCGAAACACGTTCGAATTCACATGAGCGGAGACTTCTTTTCACAGGCGTATTTTGACACATGGCTTTTGTATTGCCGTCAACATCCAAACGTTGAATTTTGGGCTTATACGAAGTCTCTAAAATATTGGGTTGAGAGAATCAACGACATACCAGAGAATCTCGTTTTAACTGCGAGCTACGGCGGGAGAAACGATGAATTAATAGAAGCGTACAATTTGAAGAGCGCAACGGTAGTAAGTAAGAAGGAAGCCGGCCTTGACCCGAGGCCGGTAGATCACAATGATGATTTGGCAAGAATTCCAAACGTATCTTTTTTGCTCATTGACAACAACGAGCGTTGAAACTCCCCGCCACATATTACCACGTAAGGAATTCAAAAGCGAAGATTCAAGTCCACCAAGGCGGAACGCGATCGGGGAAAACGTACTCCATCCTCACGGCTTTAATTGAGCTATGTTACAAGAATACCGGACTCGTAATTACGATATGCCGTAAGACGTTCCCCGCCCTTCGAGCGACTGCGATGCGGGACTTCTTCGAGATACTCAATCGGGAAGAGATTTACAACCCCGACCTTCATAACAAATCGGATGCTACCTACCGCCTCGACGGAAACCTCGTCGAATTTATTTCCATCGACCAGCCGCAAAAAGTACGGGGAAGGAAGCGGGACGTTCTCTTCGTCAATGAAGCGAACGAAATAAGCCTCGAAGATTGGAGGCAACTCCTCCTCAGAACAACCGGGAGAACCATTATCGACTATAACCCCTCAGACGAATTTCATTGGATATATGACGAAGTTATCCCAAGAGAAGACGCGGACTTCTTCCAAACGACGTACAAAGACAACCCCTTCTTACCGCAAAGTGTTCTCGTGGAAATTGAGCGATTCCGAGAAGCGGACGAAAACTTCTGGAGGGTGTACGGCCTCGGAGAGCGAGGAGCATCCCGGGCGACTATCTTCACGCATTGGAAAGAAGTAGACCAAATACCGAACGAATTTAAACCCCTTCATTATGGAATTGATTTCGGATACACGAACGACCCAACGGCCATCGTCCGAACGTACACCGACGGACACGGATTCGCCGTCGATGAAATATGCTACGCGTCGCGCCTCACTAATAGCGATATATCAAAAGTCCTCCGAGATTCTGGAGTCCATAGATCGGATGTTATCATCTGCGATAGTGCTGAACCAAAGAGCATCGACGAGATACACGGCCACGGATTCAATACTCACGGAGCAAGAAAGGGAAGAGATTCGGTTAAAAATGGAATCCAATTCCTCCATTCGAGACCGCTTCTTATCACGTCTCGAAGTGTGAACCTTATTAAAGAACTCCGCAACTACAAATGGAAGGAGGACAAGAACGGCAAGCAACTGAATGAACCCGTCGACGAGTTTAACCACGCTATTGATGCGATGCGCTACGCGATCACATTCAACCAAACGAACCCGAACTTCGGTTCATACGCTATCGGGTAAAATACGGGCGACCCGTAAAATTCCCGTAAACACGCAAAATCCACGCACGATTCACGCAAACGATTTTTGTAAGGAAACCAAAACATGAGAGTTATTTAAACGATGGAACTACGCCTCCCGCATAAATGGTCGGATCTCACGCTCGCAGAGCTTCAGGTTATTATGACCAGCGAAAACCCACTCGAACGGATTTCCGTTTGCACGGGAAAAAGCGTTGACCAATTACGCACGCTGCCTCAGAAGCTAATAGAAGCCGCCACGGAGCATTTAAACGGTTTAATGAACCAAGAGACGGCACGCTTCGAGAAAGTCGTTCAGATGGACGGAAAACGATTCGGCTTCATTCCCGATTGGGACACCTTCACCGCGGGTGAATGGATCGACCTCGAAACGTACCTCGAAGATTTCTGGAAGAACGCCCACAAGGTTATGAGCGTACTCTTTCGAGAAGTAACGTACGAAATCGGGGACAAGTACGAAATCAAAAAGTACACCGCCAAAGAAGACGCTTCCATATTTGAAGAGATGCCCGCTGACCTCGTATCGGGTACGCTGCTTTTTTTTTGGACTACCAGAAACAAACTGTTACACGATATGAAGTCCTCTTTACTGGAGGTAGCGGCGGAAGCGATCCGGTCGGCGAAAAATGGGGATGGTATCACGTCCTCTATGCCCTCGCAGGCGAAGACCTCCTCAAAATGGACTCGGTTACTTCGCTCCCCGTTCAAGTCGTATTTCAACACCTCGCGTATTTAAAAGATAAACTCGCACATGATCACGTTCAATAACATAGTAGAACGCTTCGAGATTTTCGCGGAGAATCACTTCTTCATCAAGACCTTTTCCTTCGGTTCTCCCGATGATGTAGACCTCTCGAAATTCACTTCGTTTCCGCTTATGCACCTCGTATATACGGGGGCGACATACGACGCCGGGACGAAGACCTACAACCTCGAGGTATATATCCTCGATGCTCCCGCCGATAAAGACGGGAAGACGATCCGTCAAAAGGAAGTCGTTTCGGACGCTGAGCAATGCGCAGAGGATATTATCGCCGACATTAAGAACGGAGGGAACATCTTCCTCTTTGCACAAGATTACGAGGTCGTAAACGCCACGACTACGCCCCTCGAAGAAGAGACGAAGAATGTCCTCTCCGGCGTGCTGTTAGATTTGTCCGTAGCTATCCCCTACGAGTGGGACGCTTGTAACGCTCCAATAGATGGGGTAACTCCTGAAGGCGGCGATGAAATCAGCTACGCCCGAAGAGGTATCCTTCGTATGGTTACCCAAAACGGGGCGACCGACGTTCTTTCCGTGCGAACGATTAAGGTAAGTAACGGCACGCTTACCGATGAAGGGGACGGGGTTGTAAGTTTGGATACAGCGGGGGCGGAATCCCTCGATGAATTGACGGACGTTTACCTCGTTACGCTTGAGAATAATCAGATCCTAAGATATCAAGCGTTTTCGCTTCCCGGTTCGCCCGCAGGATGGAAGAACCAAGACCTCGATTTATCCGCTCTTTCCGATACGAAGGGAACTCCAGTCGAGGGGCATCTCTTAAAATATACGGGGGGATTTTGGCAACCTTCAACTATTGACCTTAATGATTTAGACGGGGTAACGGTTACGAGTCCACAAACAGGAAACGTACTTCAATACTCCTCCACGTTTGGTTGGTACAATACCAATCTACCCACGCCCTCACCGCCTCCAAGTACGACCGACCAACTTCCAGAAGGGACGGTAAACCTCTACTATACAGAAGCCCGAGTAAGCGCGAATACCGACGTTGCCGCGAATACGGCAAAGGTGGGAATTACGGCTCAACAAGCCGCCGACATCCTCAACAATAACGCGAAGGTCTCTCTCATTGCAGGAGGTACGACGGGGCAAGCCCTTGTAAAAACGAGCGGAACGGATTACGATGTAGAATGGGCTGATATTTCAATCGACGTTCAATACCACAACCGATACGCCACGGAATCGGAGACGTTACGAGCAGGAGGAGCGGAAACGATTGAACTCTATTATTCGGCACAAGCCGACGGGGACGGACTTGCCGAGAGTGCTTCGAGCGATACCCCCGCCGCTGGTTACGACATCCGTAGGAAACTCTACTATTCGGAAGCGGGCTTCGCCGATCCTGACACGGGGACGTGGACGCAGTTCACAGCCATCGCCGACAATACGACATTCAACAACGCGAAAGCGGCTTTACTTGCTTACCTGAAGGAACGCACGGGCGGCACTGTACCGATTAGTTTGAAAATGACGTGGGAGGAGGTAGCGCAAGCTCCTTCGTTTACGGGGCTTTTAAATGAGAGCTACGGCAGCGGAGCAGAGGCGGCGTACTCCACGCGGCGGCTGAATGGCAACGTAACGGAATGCATGGTCATTCGCAGGGCATCGGATTCGACGACTACTACCATAGGCTTCGACGGTTCAGGCAACATCGACGAGAGCGCGATAGAAACGTTTTGCACGGGGACGACGTGTACCGTGGTAACGTGGAAAGACCAAAGCGGAAACGGGAACGATGCGACGGCACCGA